ATCAAGTTCTTTAGAGAATTTGAAAAGATACCGAATAAAAAAGAGCTTTCTAGCTATTTAGAAGTCAATAACTATTTCCTAGAACAGGAAGAGATCGATGATCTTTATATGTTCAGCATTAGAGAATATAATTACAACTATTTATATCAATACGTAAAAGCTTTTATTCTTCTTAGAAATTTAAATATTACGGTGTTTGATATATTGGCCTATTTAAAAACGATATCAATAAATCCTAAAAACGTCGATGAGGTTTCTCAAAAAGTTAGAAATGACATAAACAGCAAGCTATCAATAGATTTTAACAATAAAACTGCTGGCTTAAACTTCTTTGATCCTAAGTCCCATATTCAAATAGCTAAAAGTGGAACCCCTAGCGGATTTCCATTTATTAATAAAGTATTAGGAGGAGGATGGAATGCTAAAACCTTGGTTGTGTTTCAAGGTCGCCCTAAAGTCGGAAAATCAATGGTTCTAGGAAATATTGCAGCTCGATCGTTTTTATCAGGTAACAATACTGGTTTGGTAACCGTAGAATTAGCTGATCGTAGTTATATGAAGAGAATAGGATCCAATATTCTAGGAATAGACGGTGATACCTATTCTAATATAACTGACGCCGAGTCTTCTAAATTAATCTCTGATAAATTATCTGAATTGCAGCAATCTGGAAAAGAATTAGGATATCTAGAAATAGTAGAATTTGCAACAGGCGGAGCTACTGCGATCGATATCGAAAATTATTTTCTAAGATTGGAAAGCCAGCTTAATAAAAAATTTAAAATCATCGTCGTTGACTATCTAAATCTTCTAAGACCTATTAAGGATCAAAGCGGACTGTATGAAAAAATCAAATCAATCAGTGAGGAATTAAGAGGAGTTGCAATGAGAAATGAATGGTGCATAATTAGCGCTACTCAAATTAGAAGAGAAGATGTTGACAATTTTGATCTTGGAATGGAGTCAGTAGCTGAATCTTTTGGATTAATTCACACTGTTGATTCTCTATTTGGCCTAATGAGAAGCCCTCTTGAATCCAGAATGAAAATAAAGGTAATTGCCAACCGAGATAATGGATTTGAAGAGAGTTATAAATTCTATGCTATGGAAAAATCTTATTTTAGATTAACCGAAGAGATTGGAATGAATAGCGAATATTATAGTGATGATGACAATACTTCTCAATTGCAAGATCAAGTAAGAGAAGAATATACCAATATTTCAGAATCTAGCCAGGCTGCAACTGCCAGCATGCCAGACGATGAATACGACGAATTATTTAATTCGATTTAAAATAATAATTTAAAATGTTTGAAGATGAAGAAAGAATAGATGATTTTTTTGAGGAAGAAACAGATCCTTTAGAAGATGAAGAAGTAGAAGAGACTGACGATTCTCCAGTAAGAGAAGACAAAATATTCAATAACCGATATAAATTTGGAGAAGGAATAAGAGACGAAGACGATATTGAAAGATCTAGTAAGATAAATATAAATTCCAATTACTCAGATGTGTATTTAAAGGACATATATGAATATGAAGAGTCGCTAGATTATAACATTGGAGTTGGAAAGGTCTTCGAATTTATTGAAACTGATCCCGAATTAAAAAGTCTGCTGTATAAATTAGACAAGGAATCAAAAATAAAGCTCTCTAAAGATGAAATAAATTGGTGCTTTAATCGGATTCTAAACAATATAGATGGAGTAGAAGAAAAAGAAAGTTTTTATAGTCCAATTTATGTTTTAGAGGCAATTTCTTCTATCTTAAATATCAACTCTGGCGATCCAGTAAAAGATTACAGAAAAATATTTGATTGCTTAGAGGTAGAAATTCAGGAAGAACTAATTCTTGAGTTAAATAAAAAATATAATTTTCTAGATAATAAAATTAATAAAAAAAGAATACACTAATGGCTTGGATTAAAATTACCCACTTAGCTGGAACATCTAATATAAATTTAGATAACGTCTCCAATTTTGAATCATATAGCACTGATTCCATAAGATTTTATGGAGTTGATCTGATAGGATTTAATCAGCTAACCTTCTCAACTGTCGTAGAAAGAGATGAAATCATCTTTAAATTAAAAAATTATTTAAACATACCTAATATCGAAGATTTAGTATATGCATAACATTAGAAATATTTACCTGTTAGGTGATCTTCATTTTGGAATAAAGAATAGTTCGACTGAATGGTTTGAAATTCAAAAATCTTTTCTATTGGACTGGTTCTTTAAGAAGATAGACGAAGACGGATTTGATCCTGAGCAGGACATCTTAATTCAGGCAGGAGATTGGAATCATACTCGAGAATTTACTAATGTTAGAATTCAAAATGAATCGCTTGAAATATTTAAAATTCTTTCTGCTAAATTTAAGAGAGGAATACACATAATTCTAGGCAATCATGATGTTTACTATAAAGACCGAAACGATATACACTCTCTAAAAGGCATTGATACTATTTTTACTAATATTAAAATATATGAATCTCCTCAGGTTTTAAATATTAACGGCATTCATAAGTTTTTAATGCTGCCATGGGAACATGATTTAGATGTCTTAAAACAACAGATTCAATCTAACCGATCTAAAGCAGATTACATAATATGTCACGCTGATATTAAAGATTTTAAATTGATCGGTAACGTTAAAGTCGAGCATGGAATTGACACCTCAGTCTTAAAAAATTATAAAAAGATCTATTCTGGTCATATTCATATTAGACAGAGCAAAGGAAACATTACTTATGTTGGAACTCCTTATCAAATGGACAGAGGAGACTTTGGAAATATAAAAGGATTCTATAAAATAGGAGTAGCTGGATCTGAATTAGAAGAAACCTTTTTTGAAAATGACTATTCACCTAGATATTTAAAAATAAAAGCAGAGGATCTATTGAATCTCTCACTCGAGGAGGTAAATAAAATGTTTAACAATAATTTTATTGACATCTTAATAGATGATGACCTGGCTAAGATATTTCCAATATCCAGATTTGTAGACCTTATTTCTAAATCCGGAAACCGATCCCTTGAGTTTCTACCTTATCAAAAGAATAAGGCTATTGATTCCAACGGTCCTGAACTTGTAGATTCAAGAGGATATGCGTATAGCCTATATGAAATAGCAGAAGGATTTTTATCGATTAGAGAATTACCGTCTTCCCTTCAAGATCGTTCAATCTCTAAATTTAAAGAAATACACTCAGAAGTTTTAAATTCTAAAAAGATATACGGATAATCATGAAATTTAAAAAAATACAATGGAAGAACCTGTTATCATACGGTAATATGGTTCAAACTTTAGAATTTAAAGATACCCCTAATTTAGTTATAATTGAAGGTGAAAACGGCAGTGGAAAGTCATCGATAAAAGAAGCCTTGACTATTTCTACTTACGGAAAATCAGCAATTAGAAAGATGAAAGATCTTCCAAATTGGATTAATCGTAATCTCTATACTCGAGTTGAACTTGAAACTTCGTCTGGAGATGAGGTAGTAATAGAAAGAGGAATCGATCCCAATTTTAGTAAAATCTATAGAAATTCAGTTCCATATAACTTGCCCGACAAACGAAAAATAGATGAATATATCGAAGAAGAACTTTTAAATTTATCCTTTTCTATATTTTGCAATACAATCAGTCTTTCGTTCGATGATTTTAAGTCGTTTATTAATTTAAATGCAACCGATAAGAGAAAAATAATTGATCCTATGTTCGGAATCGACATACTATCTGACATGAAGGAGATAGTAAAGGACAAATTAAAAGAAGATAGAAAAAAAATAGATGCGTCCGAAACTCAGATAACTAGAAGCACCTCTCTATTAGATAATTCAATGACTCAGCTATCTAATTTAAGGGCTAAAATAAAAGAGAACAAGAAGGATAAATCAGACAAATTATCAACTGAAATCAAAGAACTTCAAACCTCTTTAAAAAATCATCAATCTGAATATAAAAAAATAAAAGAAGAAGTAGACTCTAAAAAGGAAGGCTTAACATCTTTAGGTAATGAGATTGTTTCGATGAATCAGCAGATAAAGGATTTAAATTCAAAATTAACACTTTTTGAAAAGAATACATGTCCTCATTGTTTAAATGACCTTACTTCTCAAACTTCTCTAAATATTAAAGATGAGCTAAACAGTAAATTAAAAAACCAAAATTCAAAGATTGAAAAATTTAAGATCAAGTATAATTCTTTAAAAGAGGAAGTAAACCGGATCGCCGCTAATCGAGATGCTGAAAAAGAATCCTTTTACTCAGTCAGTGCAAAAATAGAATCCTTGGAAACAGAATTAAAAAAGGCTGATGTTGAAGAGGATAATCAGGAAGAATCAATACTTTCCATTATTTCTACAATCAAGCAAACTATAAAAGAATCTGAAGAAGAAATCAAAACAATTAGGATCGATGTCGAGGTATATGAAGTAGTAAACGAGATGTTATCTGATAATGGAATTAAAAAAAATCTAATGGATAAAATAATTCCTCTTCTAAACGATAGAATTACTGAAATTTCTCAGATCTTAGATTTTAAATTTAACTTTCAATTTGATAATGAGTTCAATGCTGTCATCACTTATTTAGGCCTTGAAGTTTCTTCTGACAGCCTTTCAACTGGCCAAAAGAAAAAAATGAATTTAATTGTTTTGCTTGCGTTTATTGAGATTATCAAGATGAAGTATAACAATATGAATGTCATGTTCCTAGACGAAATATTTAGCGGACTGGACAAGCAAAACGTCTACCGAGCAATCAAAATATTAAAGGACTACTCGATTAGATATAATATGACCATATTTGTAGTGTCTCATGAATCTCTTCCTGAAGAATTGTTTGATTCTAGGATCGAGGTAAAAAACATAAATGAGTTTTCTCAAATGTCTATAAAGGATCAACAGTCCCAGGTTAAAAACCTTAATTGATTTTCTAAGTATAAAATAAAAAAAGTTTAAATATGAGAGTATACTCAGGTGAATCCTTTTCTGAAGTCTATAGAGACAGTCTATTTGATCTTTTTCAAGATCCTGACTTTAAAACCAATCCACGCGGTTTACAGATAAAAGAAAATTTAAATGTTTCTCTTGTAATTAAAGACCCTTCTCTTTCTCTTTATCAAAATGAAAGAAGAAGTTCTCAGCAAAAGTATATTGCGGCTGAATTGCTATGGTATTTCCTAGGTAGAAATGACGTTGAGTTTATTTCTAAATTTGCTAAGTTTTGGGAATCCATTCAAAACGAGGATGGAACCGTAAATTCTTCATATGGAAAATTGCTCTTTAATAAAAAGAATCGATTCGGTAAAAATCAATACGATTGGGCTCTTTCTTCCTTGATGAAAGACCCAGACTCTAGACAGGCAATACTGCATTTTAATCTTCCTGAACATCAATATGATGGTAACAAAGATTTCGTATGTACAATGTATGGAATATTTCATATCCGAGATAATCGATTAAACTTTACAGTTTCAATGAGAAGTAATGATGCAATACTCGGAACTCCAACCGATGTTGCCTTCTTTACTGTTCTGCAACAACAAATGCTGGCCCATTTAAAATTTAAAACCTATCCTAATCTAGAACTTGGATCGTATACTCACATTATAAACTCATATCATATATACGAGAGAAACTTTAAAATGGTGGATGAAATGCTAATGTGCGGATTTCATACCATGCCTTTTCCTAATCTTTCTCAAAATTTAATAAAAATAGACGGCCAGCCTGCAAACGATCTAAAAATATTAGAAAATAATTACACTAGCTCCACTCCAATAAATAACGATCCACTATATAATTGGATTCAACAAAAAATAAATCAAGTATGAAGTTAATTGCATCAGTATTTTCTTGGATTATTGCTCAGCTCGGATTAAGTCTAATATGTTATCTAATGTATAATTTTTTCTTAGATGATCTGTTTAAAATCGAGATTGGGTACATACAATGGGTTTCAATCATCGTAATATCTGCGTGTATTATTCCATCCGGAAAAATATTAAGAGCTAATCCTGGATCCAAAGAAAATGTTGAAAAGGAAGCAACTAATCCTCTTGAAAAGTACCTATCAAACTTTAAGAATGAAAGATAAAGAAATTAAAAAACACCTTTCCTATTTAAAAATGGCAAGTGAGTGGTCACAGAATTCATGTTGCCGTCGAAAAAAAGTAGGCGCATTAATCGTAAAAGATCAAATGATCATCTCTGACGGATACAACGGTACACCTATTGGTTTTTCAAATGATTGCGAAGATCCTAATGGAGATACTTATTGGTATGTTCTTCATGCAGAAGCAAACGCAATTACTAAACTAGCAAAATCTACTCAAGGCGCTCAAGGATCTACACTATACGTCACTCTTTCTCCTTGCAAAGAGTGTTCAAAACTGATAATTCAAACTGGAATTAAAACTGTAATTTATAAAGAAGAATACAGAGATCTTTCAGGTTTAAAGATTTTAAAAGAATCTGGAATTCAAATAATTCAATTAGACTATTAATGGAAGAAGAAAGATCGATTAAGATAATATTCGTAAGAGAATTTAAAGGTTTTACGTCAGTTTGTGGTAGAAAGGGAAAAGAGGACTATATCCTGAACGTCAATAAAATAATAAAGGATAAATTTAAAACTAAATTTATTACTCCGAATAAAATTCAATCTTTCCTGATTAACTATGAAATCAAAAAGCTGCTAGACAAATCCATTAACATTAAAAATAAAAAATACAAAAAGATCGTCTATTTAAATTCTAATCTTTCAATCGGAGTCATCAATAACGCCATCCAATTTATTTCCGATGAATATTATCCTATAAATTTTACATATATGCTAATTGAATCTAAAGAATTTGAGGGCGACAATCTAGATTCTATTAAGGAACTTGAGATTATTAGAATCTGATTAAATAAGATTCATTCCGGAAAGAGATCCTTCCCCATTATACAACTGAGCTACGCATCCCTTTCCTAGTGTTGCTCGATTATCATAATTATCTATATTAAAAGTGTGATCAAAATAATTAGCAATTCCTGAAATTGTGTTCGAAATTAATTTATAAGCCGGAGAAGTTGCACTGAAAAAGAAGTCTAGTATTCCAGCTCCAGCTGCAGCTTTAGGACCGAAAAATTGTTTAATTACGTTAGAAATCAATGAAGGAGCCGCAGGTAGTCCAAAAGAAGCGTTTATACCATCGATCATAGATTTCCACTTGTCGGGCCCAGATTTGCTCTTATATCCTGACATTATTCCATTAAGCTCACTCTGCTCGTATTCTACCAATCGATTATCTAAGGTCTGTCCTTGAACTGACTTATCTAATTTAATGGTTTTACCTTTAGCACTTGTAAAGCTTTTATTTAGGGTACCTAATAGCATCTCTTTAGCGGTAACTATATTTCTCTTTAATAACTCAACTCCACAATATTTTAACATTTCTTCAGTTTCATCTGAAATAATCCATAGATTCCAATTATCTGCTGCTCCAAGAGCATTTGCCTGATTTACTGCCGCTGCCGCTTGAAACCAATTAGAATGTATAGGCTTTAAATTGAAGGATTCAATAGCAGCTTTAGCTTCCGCATTAGGTTTAGCGTATAGAAGTTCATGAATTTGTCTATAGAATGTCTGTCTTGCTTGAAAGGTTCCTTCATACGGAGCAGTGTTCCCGTTCATCACATTCTTTATAGTTTCTCCATAGGTTGTAGATTTTCCAGTTGAGTTCCAAGAATTATTTGCGGCTTCACTATCTTCTTTTCCTATTTTAGATTTAACAATATCATTAAACTTTTTAGCTATGGCATCAAGAGTCTCTTTTCCAGCTTGTCCATCTACTCCTATTCCTAATCTTTTTTGAAGCTCAGATACCGTAATCTTTTGTGGATTTTTAAGATCGTCCTTTGGAAGACTTTCAGTTCCATATAAATAAATTGCAATCGCAGTAGCTGTATCTTCTCCAAATGATCCATCTTTAGTTAAATAAGAAGTACCTCCGTTACCGTCGACTGACTTGGTTCCCATATCAATCATAAACTGCTGAATTTCTCCAATATCTCCCGTTATCGGTGATTTTTCATATTTATAATACGCAGGATCTAGAGATCCTGCCGCATATTTAAATTCATCGGATATCAGTTTATCGCTGTAGATTCCAATTAATTTTCCTGCGTACGTTAGTGCTCCCCAATGATCAGTTCCATCTGGAGTTTTTATATTTCCTTCTTCAAAATTTTCAGAACCTCGGTTAGGAGTCGGTCCCAATATAATTTGATTTTTTGGAATTCCATCTGGTATGTTTATTTTTCCAGACGGTTCTACGACCCAGATGTTAGATTTATTAGATATATGTTTTGCAATATTGCCTAGATATTCACAACCTTTACCTATACATATAATTTTTCCAGTTTTATTTCTCTTTAAATCAGCGACTAGTCTTTCACTTTCACTTCTGGCATCTTCCCATCCGGTTATGTGCATTTGTTCACCTCCAGGTCCGCCGATTAATTTAATCTGATCCCCCATCATTTTCTGTCCAGGGCTGGTTTCTCCGTGTAAGTCTGAGATGATAAAATGGTGGCGCTCTTTCCATGAATCGTCCTCTTCAAACAACCTATTTGAATTCTTAAAATTTCTAAATTCTTTGATAAAATTCTTACTTTTAAGATGTGAGGATCTATTTAGACATGATCTTTGATATTGAGAAGATTCATTTAGGTAATCTCTATATGATCTTAAATATTTCATTATTGAGTAAATCCATTATTTGGATTTTTTAGTTTTCTTAGTTTTTGTATGACAATCACATTCATCTTCGCAATCACATTCTGATTTCTTAGAAGACTTTTTAGCATCTGATTCGTTTAACATGAATGCAATAAAACTTGAATTACATTTTCCTTCGTTAGTTTCTCCTACTTCAACTACTGGAATTCCCATATTAGAATAGGGATCTGGATAGTTATAAGGTTTTCTTCCTTCTTGTCTATAAATCAAATCATTACTCATTGCTTTATAGGTAGGATTAAAAACCTGATTTGAGAACATAGGATCACGTTCAACGGTTCTTTGATATCCTTTTAACTTGTGATCTTTCTCTACTCTCTTTCCTCGATTGTCAGCGAATGCCTTTGCAGAACTCGGTCCACCGAATCCAGGCTTTTTAAGATTCATATAATCATCAAAAGTATGAACATCCCTTCTATGTACGTTGAACATTTCCATTTTTTAAACATTAATTTGTCCGATTCTGCTTTCTCTATAAGTATCACTGATAAATTTAGCTGAAATTGAATAGATATCCTTTTTAGTATATTCTAAATCCATTGCTGGAAGTTGTTCAGCAAGAAATACTGGTAGGAATCTATACTCTCTAAAGATATCCCCTGCCTTATTAAATACAACTACAGCAATTTCTCCAATATAATCCTTTTTCAAGCCCTGTCGACCAGTTAATGGATCATAGATCAAGTCTCCCCATGCTCTTAATATGTTGTATATATACATATTGTTATCATCGTTTAAGTTGACTTCAAAATCGATCGTTAAACTAACTGAAGTTGAATCCGGAGCACCATCTGCAAAGTTTCTTTCAGCAAACTTATATCTCTGCTTCTGTCCTGCTTTAGTTAATTGCTCAGGAAGACCTGATATTTTCTTCACGTGTTCAACTAGAAGCTCAGTATTCTCAGAAATTGAAGCCGGCGGAGTGATTACAACCTCAAACTGATTTAAGTATACAGGTTCGTAATATTGTCTCGCTGCTTGTGAATTATCCCAATGTGGTAATCCAGCCATGTTAAAATGATTTTTTTTATTTATTTATCTTAAAAAAGAGTTTAATCCTTCTTTTTCTTGCTATCTCTAACTCTAGTGTAGTTCTTCCATAGTTCGTTATAGATATCACAAGAAGCCCCTAAGAAATTGATAATACCAACGTATTTCTTTTTCTGTTCACCTTCCATGTTAGCAACTTTAACACCGATCTTTTTGGCATCATCAGTCGTTAATTCTTCTTCTTGTTTTTTATTGACCAGCTTTTTAAGGTCTCCTTTCTTTTCAAGAAGGGCAAATTTAGTAAAGCTAGGAATTGCTCTATTCATCTTGATTTATTTTTTTCCAGTAAATGGACTCTTTTTCTTAACATTCGCTAAGTATTGCTTAGTGTGTTTGTCAAGACTTGGAGTTCCTTTACCTTTAATAGCTTCACCTGACATTTCTTGCTTGATAGAAGAATTAGTCTTAGCGTCTTTTGAAGCAGTGTTAGCTTTCTTTGCATAAGCAGTGCTTGCGCTTTTAAAAACTGACATAAACTGATTATAGTTCATTACAGGGTTTTTCATCGTCACTTGATTTTTTTATTATTTATCTTTAATCCGT